GGCAGGGTCCCCCGGATCGTCTAGCCCTCCTGCTGCTGCCCCCCCCATAGAACCTCTCCCCCCCTCGAATCGCCCCGTAGACGTGAAGCTAGCCGCCTCCCCGGGGGTTGCCCGCCTCGGGCATCTGAGCTATGGTGGGGGCGTGCCGAAGAAGAAGAAGCTCACAGGTCGAGGGAGGTACAAAGTCAAGTCCGCGGAGGAGCGGGAGTCGATCATTGCTCGTGTTCAGATCGTTGGGGCAGCGATTGCATCGCGTGAATCCGGTGTGCCCTTGGCGACGATCCAAGGATGGCTAGCTCGTCTCCCTCCAGAGGTCGCGATCATCGACGGGCTGGATGAGCAGGTCGAGGGCTTGATCTTCCGTGGCTGGTCGAGGTCCCGGATTGTATTCCGGCTGGCCACGCAGCACGCCTTGGACAGGGATACGGTCGAGAATGTTCTTCGGGGCATCATGGACCGGATCGCGGCCGACGGAGCCAATCGCCTCACGGTCGATCTCGACACCATCCGCCAGGAAGTCCGCGACCGTTATTCCCGGCTGTTCGAGGTGGCCTTTCAGCTTGGCGCAGTTGGGCGCCAACGCACAGACCTAGAGGATGATCCGGAGCACCCCGGACAAAGGCGATACAAGCGCGCTCCGCCGGACCCTCGCTTCCTTCGCATCGCCCTCAGCACCGCCGATCGACTCGCTGAGCTCGAAGGAGTGAAGCAGCCGGATGCAGGCCGGACGAGCGTCCAGGTGAACCTGATCGGGAGCCTGATGCGAGAGTCCCCAGAGTTTCGCGATGCCGTCGAGACCGTGCTCTGCGATGATGGAGGATACAGGCTTTTGGAGGTCGACACCGAATCTATCTCCGGCCCAGGCAGCAGTAAGGCTTGCGGCGGAAACGGACGAGACGAGGAATCTGAGTTTCACTGACTAGCCTTAGACTTCTAAGGTCTTCATCGAAAAAAACGAATCATGCGTAAGCCAGCGGCATCACAGCAGAATCCGACAGTGGGCGAATCAATCCCGAATATGACTCTTTCTTCCCCTGGCCTCAAAGTCAAGATGATTCCGATCGATTCGATCAAGGAGAACCCGGAGAACCGACGTCTGCATCCTGGACGGAACATCGAAGCAATCAAACGGAGCTTGGCTCGATTCGGCCAGCGAGAGCCGCTGCTTGTGCGCGACGGGATCGTGCTCGGGGGCAATGGCCGGCTCCGGGCCATGCTGGAGCTGGGGTGGATGGAGGCCCTGGTCACTGATCACAGTGACCTGACCGAGGAGCAAGCACGAGCCCTGGGACTCGCGCTCAACAGGACCGCCGAGCTCGCGGAGTGGCACTGGCAAGGGCTCGCAGAGGACCTGCGCAAGCTCTTGGGCGAAGGCTACGAGGCACAGGACCTCGGGTGGGAGGACTACGAGATCGAGCCCCTCCTGGCCGCAGACTGGTCGCCTCCGGCCGTCATCAATGACCCGGATCAGAATCCTCCCCCTGTTCCCGAAGGGAACAGGGGGAGTGAGGGGGAGCCTTGGGTAGTCATGCTGTCCGCGGAGCAGAAGGAGGTCGTGGAGGCCGCTCTCGCCACGACGATGGGGGCAGAGGACGAGGGGATGACCCGGGGCGAAGCTTTGGTCCGCATTTGCGAGGCCATCTGAGAGAGGCTTCAACCCCTTTTGGAGATGCTCCGACTCCCGGAATCAGTGGGTTTGAGCCGGAATCGACTGCATGAAAGTACCCCCGAATGACGTACCTGCGGCTGGCCTACAATCCCGTGCTCCGGGCGGCTGGTAGGGGGGGCGGGCTCTTGACTGAGGGTCCAGACATCCGATTGGCTCCGCCAGAGTCCGCCACTGCCCCAACCCTCCGGCTGGCGCATGCGCCGGGAGCCCGGGGAGATAATTCGCTTCTTGGTCAGCGAGGGGTCGAACGATTGCCAGAGGTATCGACCCCAGGGCTGCTGGTCTCATTTGTGTACCTGAAGAGCTTCTTGGGCATTCGTGACCGCTGCGTGATGCGCGATTGGGTGCTCGACTCCGGAGCGTTCAGCGCGCACATGTCGGGGACGGTCATCGACCTCGGGAAGTACATCGAGACCTGCCGGGAGCTACTGGTGACAGACCCGCTGCTGACCGAGGTCTTCGCGCTGGACGTGATTGGAGATCCCGCCGCCTCCCGAACCAACGCAGAACGCATGTGGGCGGCCGATATCCCGGCGATCCCAACCTTCCACTACGGGACTCCCTGGCCGGAGCTGATATCGCTGGCCCGGGAATACCCCAAGATCGCACTCGGGGGAGTGGCCGCAAAAGTAGCTTCTCGTAAGTTCGCATGGGCGAGGCAATGCTTCGCTCGGCTCTGGAAAGAGATTGGCCCGACCCGGGTCCATGGGTTCGCGATGACAGGACGACAGATGGTCTTAGGCCTTCCGTTCCATTCCGTCGATGCGACCAATTGGGAGCTTGGTCCCTGCAAGTTCGGTCGCTGGCAGAGCTTCGGCCGGTTGTCGGTTCGCGGTTCTGCGCAGAATCTCTGTGTCGAGGTCGAGTACTACCTGAAGCTCGAACGGGAAGCCCGGAGTCGTTGGGCGGGGACGATGGCCCAGATCGAAGCTGCCAACGTCGAGCGTCCTTGGCCGCTCAAGGTCGCCCCGAGTGTTCGACTTGCAATCGGGATCGATCCCGTCACCAGCGGCGGCAAACGGGCCTGCGCCGTTTTGTTATCGAAGGCAGCGGCCCCGAGTATTCGGCTTGCGGCGAAGCATTCTGGACGGATCATGCTTTGTCCGGTATCGGTGCATGAGAGGCGTTTGGGAGGGGGGGATGAAGATCGTCAAGATTGAAGAAGGGATGGACCCATGGGAGTTCATTGCACGACCTACCAGATGCGGAATCCGTTCATTGATTGTCCCGTTGCTTTATCTCGATTGTGCCGATGAAGTGGCTTATCTCTGTCGTCCGAGGTGATATGTGATCATGGCCGAAGAAGCAAGGAATGCGATCGGGATCATCCAGACCGATATCGAGACGATCGAGGAATGCATTCGGCTCGCTGCGGGATATGGCGGGAGAAGGATCACAAAGAGAGTGACAGAACCGATCTGTCAGTGTTTGATTGATGGCGGGTTCACTGTTACTCTGCAATACATGCTGGATGACGGAACAGGCATATATCTGATCGGATGGTGAGGCGATGAGGATCACCCGCCGCTTCGAGTGGGACGCCGGACACCGGATCACTCGGCATGAATCGAAGTGCCGGCATCCCCATGGACACCGTTACGTCGCCGAGATCGAGGTTGTATCCGACGATCTCGACGAGGTCGGTCGAGTGGTCGACTTCGGCGTGCTCAAGGAGCGGATTGGGGCCTGGATTGACAGGGAGTGGGATCATGCGTTTCTTCTCTGCCGGGGCGATCCGCTCATCCAGGTCTTCCTGGAGCATGGATTCCGCATCTTCGTCTTCGACGATGAGCCTACGGCCGAGACGATGGTCGCGTATCTCTGGACCATCGCGGAGACCCTCCTCCCGGCGAGACTGCACCTGACTCGGGTCCGGGTCTATGAGACTCCGAACTGCTGGGCAGAGATGGGGCCATGAGGGTCAACGAGGTCTATCGGGCGTTTCAGGGCGAGGGGCTGTTTCTCGGGCAGGAGTCGGTGTTCGTTCGGCTCCATGGCTGCCCGGTCCATTGTGCTTGGTGCGATTCGGCCTTCACGTGGGATGGGAGTGAAGAAGGTCGGGAAGTCAGCATCGATGACCTGATCAGGGAGATCGAGCAAGTCGGAGGAGTCGACAGGGACCCGCCCTGCAACGTCGTCATCACGGGCGGTGAGCCCCTGATCCACAAGGCCCTCCCGATCCTGCTCGAAGCTTTGGGCCGGGCAGATCGGACCATCGAGGTCGAGACCTCCGGAGTTCTTTCCCCGCCCAAGATGAGATCCCACTGGAGCCGCTACTGGAACGTGTCCCCGAAGCTCCCGAGCGCCGAACCCCGGATGCTTCCCGACCTCAATGTCCTTGGGCAATGGCGAGACGAAGGAACTGACTGCATCCGGTGGAAGTTCGTGATCGCCGACCATGATGACTGGAAGGCGATGCGTGCGCTCGTGGACGTCCTCGGGCTCGTCCGAGACAAGGTCCTTCTGATGCCTTGTGCTCGGACCGCGGAGGAGCTGGCAGCGGCCCAGCGATGGCTGTTGGAGGGTGCGGCTGGGTCGGGTTTTCGGGTCACTACCCGGCTGCACACGCTGGCCTACGGGGAGGAGCGAGGACGATGAGCGAGTGTAGTCAATGCGGAGGAGGAGTGGTTGGGGTTTGTGGCCATCCTGAGTGCTGCCGATGCGGGACTCCGGGCGGGTTCTGCGGGGAGCCGATGCCTCTGACTTTCGAGGAGGGACGGGATATCGACGTTCTCGCAGAGTATCTCGCTCCCGTGTTGAGCGCCTTGATCGGCGCCGGCTCGGGGGTCTCGATGGAGGTCCTGAATCGGACTCCGATGCGATGGGCCAAGGCCCTCGTCGAGATGACCGCCGGCCACGAGGAGGACCCGGCCGAGATTCTGCGAGTGTTCGACGTTCCCGAAGCCGACGAGATGGTGGTGATCCGCGGGATCGAATTCGCCTCGCTCTGCGAGCATCACTGTCTGCCATTCTCCGGAGTCGCCCATGTCGCGTACATCCCGGATGGCCGGGTGGTCGGCCTGTCCAAGATTCCGCGCCTCGTCCACTGTTTCGCCCGACGGCTCCAGGTCCAGGAGCGACTGACAGCCCAGATTGCCCGGGCGCTCATGGATGACATCCGTCCACTCGGCGTCGGAGTCATGCTTGCCGGACATCACTCATGCATGGCCCTTCGAGGGGTCCGGTCCTCCGGGGAGATGGTCACGTCCTCCCTGCTCGGAGTGTTCCGCCAGCCCGAGGTCCGAGCCGAGTTCTTCGCGCTGGTCGCGGGATAGGCCAGGGAAGGCCTCTAGCTTGACGCCTACGGCCCGATTCGACTCGCCCTTGCTTCCTCGTCCAGTGGAGGGTGAACGCCCCGGAGACGAGCGCCTGGCGGCCTTCACATGAGTCCACGTCCTCCTCCGAAGCTCGACGAGGCCAAGTTTGCTCGGGCGCATGATCTGGCTCGGACTCGATTGGGTCCCTACACGAAGCTGGTCTGGCCTGCGATCAACCCGGGCGTCAAGTTGTCGTGGTCCTGGCATCACGACGTTCTCTGCGAGGCCCTGGAGGCGGTGACGCTAGGGCTCGTCCGACGCCTGATAGTCAACGTCCCGCCTGGATACACGAAAACCACAATAGTTTCAGAGGCTTGGCCGACATGGCCGGCTGAGTTCTGCGAGCATCCGGAGCGGCGGTGGATCTATGCCAGTCACTCCCGGGACTTGACCCGGGCGCACAACGTCATCCGTCGCGGGGTGCTTGAATCGGATTGGTACAGAGAGGCCTTCGCTCCGCCGAAGGAGGCGGGCATCGCCACAGACCAGAACACGCAAGGGTTCTTCAAGACGGTCGCCGAGGGCTGGCACATGGCCACATCGGTCAAGTCGAAGGTCACTGGCTGGCACGGCGACCGACAGGTGATCGACGATCCGCTAGATGCCTCCGGCATCTGGACAGCGGAGCTTGACGCCTGCATCCAATGGTGGTCGCAGAAGTTCAAGAGCCGGCAGAGGGACGAGTGCGCGGTCGTCCTGATCATGCAGCGGCTCCACGCCAGAGACCTGACCGGATTCTTCCTGTCGCCCGAGGGAAATGCCGACGGGAATTGGCTCCATGTCTGCCTGCCGGAGCGGTACGAGCCGAAGCGTCGATGTGCTGTCAGCTTCTCGCTCCGGGGGCAGGCCGCTCCCGGGCATTGGCGGCAACTTCGAGCCGAAGGAACCGAGGTCCACATTGACGACATCCGCAGTGTTCCCGGCGAGGTGCTGGATCCGAAACGCTACCCGGAGGAACGCGTCGAGCGGCTCTGGTCCGCGACGCCCATCTCGATTCGCCAGGCCCAGCGGCAGCAAGATCCGCAGCTCGGAGAGTCGAGCCTCTTCCCGGCTGGGCTCTGGCGCTTCTGGCACTCAGATCTGGTCCGTTGCCGGGAGCTCAACGCAGCGACCGAGGAGAACCCGGACTGGCCATTGGTCGAGCTGCTACCTCCGATCGATGATCTCCGGCTGGCCTGCGCATGGGATACGACTTTCGATGCCGGGCAGAGCACGGACTTCTGTGTGGCACTGATGGGCGGTCGAGCAGGAGCCCTGATCTATCTGCTTCATGAGACCCGGGATCGGATGGACCTCGTCCGAGCCGAGGCAGAGCTAGAGGCTCTGGTGACGCGCTACCCTCAGTGCCGGACATGGCTACTGGAGAAGAGTGCAAACGGACCGGGCATCGTCTCGCGATACAGACGCAAGGTCGGAGGTATTCGGCTCGTCGGGGTGGCCGGGGAGAGCAAGGAGCAGCGAGCAGAGTCGATCACCCCGATCGTGCGCGCTCGGCAGGTGCTGCTGCCGCACCCTGAGATCGCGCCCTGGGTGCTGGACCTGATCGCGGAGCTGGAGGCCTTCCCGCGGGGGCGATACGATGATCGGGTTGACGCTCTCGTTCACCTTGTTCGACACCTCCAGGAGGGTATGGGCGATACCCCGTTCGCTCCGCGTCCACGACCGGAGCCGACGCTTCCGCGAGCCATCGCTATCTCTCCTGACGGCGAGGTCACAGGCGGTCCCCCCGGGGAAGCATTGATGGCCCTGGCCAAGCTCGACCGACTCGCGTCCCGTGAGCAGGCCCGGGCTGCCCGGGAGGCTCGGCGTGTGCGTCGAGCCGGGGAGCCTGTCCCGAAGCGAACCCGCTGGACCCTGGAGCCCGAGAGGTGATCTCAATCGTTCGGCCGGGGTCATCGTAGATGGGGGCCATGAGTACAGCGGCAGCCCGTCATCTCGTAGCTATCTCTCGCGGAGTTCCGCCGGGGGTTACAGGATGTTTTTGCGTTTGCTGCGGGGCCTCGCCCTTTGATCGCGGGAGATCGGCAGATCTGCTCCAGGGAGGTACATTCAGCGATGCCCCCTCGCTGCTGGCGCCTTCAGCGATCGACGCTTGCGCGGGCTGTGTATCTCTGCTGGCCGGCCGGCCAGGGGACGATCCGCCGCCCTTGCGGACTCTGCACTGCCTGGCCGTAGAAGGGCAGCCGGCACTCTATCCGGCGACATCGGAGCTAGCAGCTATTCTTCGGGCGCCGCCACTTGGCCGTTTCGTCCTGATCTGGACAGCCAGCCACAAGCGTCATGCCGTTCTCCGCGCTGGGATCAGCACAGCGAAGCGCATGCTTGTGGGAGGGGATGAGGCGACGGTGGAATACTGCCCGGCGAGCCATGAGCGGATTCTCGATGCCGTAGAGGCGCTCCGTGCCGTATTCGGGAGCGACTCTATCCTCGCTGGTAACTATGCCGCTTTCGGGGTGGCGAAGTTCGGGGCGCAGCGGTGGGCTGAGTGCGAAGCTCTGGTCGCGAGCGTCCGCGGATCGCCCCTGCTCGCAATGCTCTGTCACATCGCCCGGAAGGGCGAACTTCTACCGAGGGAGGATTACTTGATCGATCCCGACGACGAACGAGCAGTGAAGCTGCTGGCGTTGGTTGCGACGGCCAGCTTGATGCGGGCCGAGCGAGGCAAGGACTTCTGGGGAGGCATCTTCCTTCATCGGCTGGAGCGCGTTCGACGGCTCCCGCTGGCAACGGCTGTGTCCCGGCTCATGGCCAGCATCGGCACTTCTTCCATCGCCGAGGCGACGCAAGAGGCTTTGGTCATGCTCGCCGAGATGGACGCCGATGTTGTGGCAGGAGTCGAGCGATCGTTGAGGGAGCGGCCGACTTTGCTCGTCGCGCTCGCTTACGACCAGATCCGTACGGCCAAGGCTGCCAAGACCAAAGCCAAGGAGGACAAGTGATCGCCATTTCCATCCGCCTGTTGTCGCCGCTGGCGCATGGCTCCTTCAGTGACGCCAGCGCCGGGAACATGACACTCTTCCGTCGTGAACCGATCGTCGGGTTGCCGGGCAACCCCCGGGTGCCGAGCGTGAGCGGCAACTCGCTTCGGGGGATTCTCAGGCGGGGAGTCATGCGAGATGTCTTCGCTCGCGCAGGGATCTCGCGCAACGCATGGATGGCCGAAGGCCGGGGAAGGCAATGGGATCGGCTCTACGCCGCTCTGGCCAACGGCGGTCACCTGGAGAAGCCCGACGCCTCGATCGACCCTGTGAGCTTCCGGCAGATGCGGACGAATCTGCCCCCGTTGTCGGTGCTCGGAGCGGCGATGTATCGCTGGGTGTTGCCGGGTCGGACCAGATTCGGTTGGCTCTGGCCTGTCTGTTCCGAAACCGTGGCCGCTGGTCTGGTGGAGGGAGGTGAGGAGCCGCTCATCGACGCCGAGTCGCTGATGTCCGAGACCTCGCTCGTCCGGCACATCGAGCGCGAGCAGCACGATCCGGAACAGTCGGGCGTGACGCCGATGCCCACGACGACGGAGACGCTCTCCGCTGGCACGTTGCTTCGGGGCCGGGTGGACTTCGACAATGGCACCAGCGACGTCGAGAAGGGCGTGATCGCGTGGGGGCTCGGCCAGATCACTCACCTCGGCGGGAAGGGAGGAGCAGGCTTCGGAATGGTCCGCATCGAGCATGATGGCGATCCGGCTCCCTACGTGGCATGGCTCGCCCAGGCAACGCCGGGACTCGGCGCCGTGCTGACCATCCTGGCGGACGAGCTGGCGAAGTGAAGCTCATCCCCCTCAAGGTGACGGCACAGCTCGCGACCGCTGTGGTCACGACGGAAGACTTGCATCTAGACAGCATCCTGGCATGGGTGCAGACCAAGCGAGTGTTGCCCGAGCTAGACCTGAGCCGGGCTTCGACTCGCGATCAGATCAGGCACATCGGCCTTCCGCTGTTGCGGATCGACGGACCGAACGACGAATGGGTTTGGGCTTCGTCGGCATGGGAGCTCCCTGCCGAC